TGCCAACGTGGACACGGCCTCGACCAAGAACCTAATCGTCTTTATCTGGAGCGATGTGACCGACACCACCGCTGGGGATTTTCTTTATATCACCGATGTACAACTCGAAGCAGGCTCAACCGCAACCGACTTTGAGCGCAGGCCGATTGGTACGGAGTTAAATTTATGTCAAAGATATTATCAAAAAAGAATTAGCGATGCCTATGCAACCGGTGTAGTTGGACAGGCGTATACTACAGCAGCAGCATATGGTTCTGTTTCATTTACTCAAGAAATGAGAGCTTCTCCAAATATAGGCCTTGCTTCAACTGGAAGCGCATCAAACACAATTTCTTTTATGTCATCAGCGGCAACACATCCAGCAACAATTGGAACAATAGTTGCAGCAAATATTGGAGTTAATGGATTTCAATTAACCGCAACTGGATACACATCTGGATTTACTGCTGGTAATGCAAGTGTTCTATACAGAAATGGATCTGGAGAAGTCTGGAATGCGAGCGCAGAATTATGATTCAATATAAGTTAATAAAAAATTATTTAAGCGGATCAATAAATACTGTTTACAAAATAGACAGCAATATATTCATTCCATTTGACGAAGCCAATCCAAGCTATCAAGAATATTTAAAATGGCTCTCCGAAGGAAACACCCCGCTTCCTCCAGATCAAGAGTAACAAATGACCCTAACTGAAATCGCCCAATACGCAGGCGAGAAGATCGGCAAGACCGATGCCGATACGCTTACCTTCCTGCAAAAGTCGGCCTCGCTAAACTATCGCCGAGTCTGGAACTTTGCTGCTTGGCGGGAGACTGTTACCACCTCCACCTACTCAGTCGGCACGGCCAGCAGGACTATCTCCCTTGGCTCCAACGTGGAGAACCCTCTTTCGGTAGCTTACAACGATGCTGAAATTCAAGCGATGGATCTGGCTACCATCGTTAGCCAAGACGCTAATTTGCTGGACGAGGACACAACTGGCACACCAGCGTTTTACTATTTCAAGGGGCGTAACACCGGCGGAACTGCCGAGCTAGACCTCTACCCCAAACTAGACACCACCAGCACCAACACGCTCTTAGTAGTGCAAAAGCTCCAGTGCCTAACCCGCACTAACCTAGTCGTAGATTTTCCTCCCTCTGCCAACGCCATTGCCGACGAACTACGCCTACCCCACGTCAGCCACGTTGTCTTAGCCTTGACCCACGCTGATGCCTTGGAACGGGAGCGGCAGTACGGCAAGGCGCAAGTTGTCACGCAGGCCGCTAACGCCGACCTAGCGGCGATGGCCAATTACGAGTTGTCCCAAGTAGGCGGGATGAAGCAGATTACCCCAGTTGGCTTGGGCGATTTAGGCATCGAAGAGATTATCTAACCACTATGGCGTATTTCATAGATGCCACCGACGATGTGTTGGCGTTTGATGGTATCCGCTCCTTTACCGGCGGACAAGCCAGCGGACTCCAATCTGACCAGTTAGCCCAGAACCAAGTACAAAGGTTGGTCAACATGACCCTTTCCCCAAAGGGTAATCTGGAGACTCGGCGCGGGGTAACTAGCTTTAATACGACCGCTACATCTCAGCAAGGATCAATCGGTGGGATGGCTTACTACGATACTACCGGCACGGAAGATTTGGTTACTGTGACCCAAGGCAGGCTGTACACGATTGATTCCGGCGGCACAGCCGACCTCCATCCTGCTGATGAACTTTGGAGCGCGGTCAATAGGACGTGGGATGCGGAAGCCGAGAAATGGGCGGATGGTTATGTTGTGGCTTATACCTCCAAAGTTTCCATGGCGCAGTTTAACAACAAAATGTTTCTGGCAGATGGCGATGACGATTTACACTTTTTTGATGGCAACATTGTCCAACGGCAGGGTGGTAAGGTAAGGGCAATAACCGTCACAACCGCAGGCTCTGGGTATACCAGCGCGACTGCCATTATCACCGGCCCTAACTGGGGCGGGGAATTGCCTACTTTAATTACCAACGTAGCTGGCGGAGCGGTGACGGGGGTAGTGGTAGTCAATGGCGGTTCTGGCTACGGCTACACGCCTACGGTTACGATTATTGGCAACGGCTCTGGGGCTACGGCTACGGCTACGGCCAGCCCACCGCCCCAGGGGTTACAGACGATTATCAATGCTGGTAATAGATTATTTGGCGTTGGCTCTGGTGCAAACCGCAATACACTTTACGCCTCGGACATCCTAGATCCTTCCGTGTGGGATTTGACAAACAGCGTGGTAGTTAACGGCGATGATGGTGATGAGATTACCGCTATTGTGCCTTACTTTGAGAATCGTATTATTGTATTTAAACGGCGCAGGATATTCCAAATCACCATCCCGCCCGACATGACCAGTGCGGCTGATTGGACCATATCGATCATTTCCAATAATATCGGGTGCGTGGCGGGGGCATCAGCCATCCAAGTTAACAGCGACATATTCTTTCTGTCTGACGATGGCATTAGGTCGCTCATTCGGTCTGCTTCGGACGACTTTACCTCAGTCGGCTTGCCTATCTCGGAAGTCGTTAAGGACGTAATCCAAGAAATCAATACAGCGCAGATTGGCATTAGCACTGCGGCTTACTACGACAATAGGTATCTACTAGCCGTACCTACAGGCTCCAATAACTTTAACGATACGATCTTGGTCTATAACACTATTCTGGGAGCGTTTGAGGGAACTTGGACACCGAAGGTAATGCAGTTTGCCTTGACCAATTTCCAAAGCGAAGGCTTGCGGTTAATGATGAAATTGACCACCGGCCAGATTAACAAGTACAGCGGATACAAGACACCAGCTCAAACTACGTCAGCAGATTATGTGGACTTCGGCATACAATCCAACGGCACAAGCGTTGGCACGTTTGATTTTAGCTCGTCTGTCCGTACCCGCGATATGGATTTTGGCGATCCATTTGCTCAAAAACATGGTAGCAATTTCGAGATCATCTTTGATGATTCTTTTTCTAGCAATGCTACTATTGCCATTCAGCGGGACAGCGATGTTGGCGATGTGGAAGTGCAGCCAAACCTAAACATTGCCAGCACCGTGTTGGTACTGCCATTTGTCCTGCCAGCCGTTCTGCCTACTTCGGTTAAGAAACGCATTGCTTCCGATCTGCGCAAGTACGAGAAGTGGCGGTTAATCAACATCAGTGTTACCTCTGAGGCAAACAAGATGGCGGTTAGGCAGATTACCGCAGCCGCCAACCCCGATACCATTGAGGTGCAAAAGACGATATGACCGCGCTGGAGTATATAGAGGAGAGTGGCGTGCCGGAGTCCATGTGGCCTAACCTGGCTGAGTGGTACGGCTGGTTCGAAAAGCAGGGCATGGTTGGCGTGGTTAAGGATGGGGAGGAGATAGCAGGCGTGGCTTTGGCTAGGTGTCTAAAGGATGGGCAAGAGCCTAAGCATTATGTGCATACCGAAGACGGAGAGAATGTGTTTGTCGATTTGACTATCTCCTCAAAAGGTGCTAAATCCTTACGATGCTTGCTGTTGCTCCTTTGGGAGCGTTTCGGTCCTCGCAAGCGGATCACCTTTAATCGTTCTGGTAAACCAAGGAGTTATGACTATATGACATTTATGCGAAAGGCTAGGGTTTAACACCATGGGTAGCCCATCTGTTCCAGCGGCTCCGCCTCCGCCCGATCCGGCGGCTGTAGCACAGGCTAATGCTGATGCTTACAAGAAGAATGTTGAAACATATATCGAAAAAGCCCCAGAAATGGCGGCCTTAGAAAACAAGCTTCGCCTGCAATATACCCCCCAACAGCGTTCTTTAGAACGCCAGCTATCAGCCCTAGACCAGCAAGCTGGGGTGCAGGCTGGGATGCAATTGGAACGTCAATACGGACCACAGCGCACCCTGGAGTCGCTCCGTAGGCAGTATGAGACTAGCCCACAAGCGTATGCCTTAAACCGTGGATTAGGCGATCAGATGACACGCCAGTTCGAGCGTCTTTATGGCACATCGCCTTATGCCTCGGTTGAACAGAACGTAGCGTTCAACCGTCAGCCAGGCCCAGTTGATTTTTACGGCACGATTGGAACAAACATTGGTAATCCAGACCTAACTGTTAAGACTTAATAATATGGCTACTTACGATAGAATACAGTACAGCGTAGATAAAGATGGAAATATAGTAGAGAAAGTTAAGCAATGGGATGACAGAACTTGGGGCAGGGTTTGGGAAATAAATGGTGTTGTTGGCTCAAGAGCAAATCCAGACGCTTTCTTTTCAGAACTTGAAAGAAAAGAAGGAGTTGACCGCACTTCAGCATTGCAAAAAAGCAATGAAGTAAAAATGCAGAAATTGCAAGAGAAGGTTGACAAACAACTTACTGACGAAACAACAAAAAACTCACTTGCTTCTCAAATACGCGAATTGACCTCTGGCGGGATGGGAACAAACAATCCAAATGTTGGGCAGGGAGTGAATGACGCATTGGCGCAACTATCCGCTGGCCGTAACTACGGATCGTCTGATCTTGGGTCAATGTTAAATTTCCAAGTATCCGATCAGCAAATTGTTGACGATTACAACAACTCAAAGCTATCCCGCCTAAACAGCGTGATTGATCGCGGCAATGCTCAGATCACTGGAATCCAAGAACGCATTAATTCAGCCAACGAACTGCTGGCCTCACTACCCGCTGGGTCAGCCCAGCGCAAGTCTTCTGAGACATTCATCAACCAGCTTAACAATGATTTAAAGAGCGTAACCAGCGCGGTCACAAGCGCGCAGGATATGCAAAAGAATTTCAAGCCAATTACGATGGATAGCCCCGAAGGGCTAAAGGAGATTACATCCTTCCGATCCTTTGTCCAGCTACCCGAAGAGCGTGCTTCACAACAGCTTTTCCAGATTGATCCAGATTCCTACCGCACTGCGGTTGGCTTAGGTCAGCAGTATCGCCAGATGGCTACTGAGCCAATCGGAGCTACGACCACGCCAGAGACTGAGCAGATTCGTCAGACCATAGAAGACGAAGCTCTTAATCAATTACGCCTTGGATCTACCATTGGCGCGGAAGAACGGCGTGGCTACGAGCAATCTATCCGAGCCGCACAGACTGCCCGTGGCAACGTCTTTGGTCTTGGACCGGCAGTGCAAGAAGCCTCACAGATCGGTGCGGCTGGCGAAGCCCGCAAGCTGGCACGCTATGGTGCTGCACAGAGCTTCCTTGGATCTGGCTTGTCAACTGGTGATGCGCTCAAAGCTGATATAGCGTTCCGTGACGCATTGCGCCAGAATAGGCTTGGTGCAGCTTCCAACTTTGTTGCTGGCGGACCCTCCATCGCCAACCTTGCTGGCGCACGCACAGCACAGCAGCAGGCTGCGATGCAGAGCTACATCCAAGCCAATCAAGCGTTGCCTGGTGGGTTTAACCAACAGCCTTCAACGGCTGCCAACTTCTATCAGACAACAAGCCCAGAGATTCCTGTTGCACTAACTCAAGCATTTAATGATCTTTATAGGTCGCAGTCTAATTACCAGGCCAGCACTTATGGAGCGCAGGTTGGGGCAATTGCAAGCCAGCCAAGCGGTGCGCAACAGTTTGGTCAGATTGCCACTGGTATTGGTAATTTGTTTAGCCCATTCAAATTCGGATAAAGGATAATTTATGGACAGAGTATCATACGGACCATTTAAGCTATTTGAGAGCGATGCCTACAAGCAGGCAAAAGCTATGCAGGCTGAAAAGCAGAGTCTTGAACTCGAAAAGCTACGGCTTGATATGGCCGAAAAATATAAAGAAAGAGAAATGAATAGCCCAAGCGGAAGAGCTACTATGGCAGCGGATATAGCCGCCACTCTTGAGCAGGATAAACAGAGGGAAATTGGAATACCATTGAGCGAGCAAATGGGTTCGAGAATGGTTGAAAAGGGTGGACCGAGCATTCTTGAGGCTACCAAAATGCAGGGCGAGCTTGATGTAGAAGCAAGGGTAAGACAAGCCAAGAGGGATGCGATGATGAATTTTGCTGCTGGCGAGAAATCCTTGCTTCCAACTGCCGACATAAACCTTGGCGGAGTGAAGCGAACTGTTCTTGCTCCAGAGGCCGGCATGGCTGGAGCAGATATTTATACTCAAATTTACCGCACTCAAGTTCCTCAATTGGCTGCAACTTATGAGGCAGAGGGTCAACCAAGAGATACAGCAATTAAAATGGCAAGTGCGGATGTAAGGAGCAAGCTTACTGGAGCAGCATCAAGCGGGAAAATTCCTCTAATAGCTGCGAATGGAAATCCTATTTTTGTTACTGTACCTCAAGCAGCACAATTGCTAGATTCTGACATAACTCCTCAATTTATGAAAAATCAACTAAGAGAAGCCCTTGGAGGCAAGGAAGAACCAGCGGCTGCAAATTGGGTTAAAACAAGACTAGGCAGATAACATGGCTGAAGCCCTAGAGCTATCTTCAGCCAATCGTATTAGGCAACTGGCAGGTATGCCAGTAGAAGCAGAACCACCGCCCAAGCCAGAAGAACCGCCAGCGTGGAGTGAGATCAAGGCTTCAGAAGATTACAAGACTCTTACTTATCCAGAGCAGGTTGACCTAGCTCGCCAATGGGGGGCAGAAACAAAGCAGTACGCATCCACGCTTCCAGATTACACGCCAGAACAAGATGTTGAAATTGATGACTTCGTAAACAAAGAGGCTGTTGATGTTCCAGCCAATGTAAAGTCGGCTGCACTTACGGCTGGATTGGTTAAGGGTGCAGCAAGCACTTTTGGTGGTCTTGGTGGAGCTATTGCTGGAGCATTTACTGGTCCTGCTGCTCCAGTGGCTGTGCCAGCACTGGCAATTGGAGGAGCAATTGCGGCTGGAGAATTAGCAGAAGCTGGCCTACAGAAATTTACTCCAAAGGTTGCTAGGTCAAGAGAGTTTGCGCCAGGTTATGCAATGGCTGGGCAGTACGCGCCAGAGGTTGTTACTGGTACGGTTGGGGCGAGGCAGTTAGTCCAGGCTGGCAAGACATTGTTCCAAGAACTAGGCGCAAAGAGGGCAGCGCAAGAACTTGGCAAAGTTGTCGGCACTTCCGCTGGAGTAAGCGCGGCTGTTGGAAGTGGAGTTAGGGCAGTTACTGGCGGAGAAGTTACACCTGGCACAGTTGCCGAGGACGCTCTATTCGGCGCGCTATATGCTGGTATTGGAAGCGGATCTAGGGTTAAGGGATATAATTTTGAAGAGTTTAAGGATTTGAATTATAAGGTTAAGGCTGGCAGAGCTAGTCCAGCCGAGGTGCGTGATTGGCAACAAATCCTTAACGAAGCACAAAGCACACAAACAACTGGAGTTGAGCGTGCCAAGCGCACCGAGGTTGAGCTTGGTGGCAGAAGGGTTCTTGATAAGGTTGATCTTGAGGGAGGTGCGTCTACAGAAGTTCGCCCTTACTACGAGCCGCTACCAGCACCAACGTCAACCGAAATACAGGTCGCTCGGCCACAACCACAAGAGCGTCCAATTAAACCAGCCACAGTAATTCCGCAGGAACAATTGCCAGAAGCAGGCGTTCGCGGAAACGTGCGTGGAACGCAGGCTGATACGGCTGCGATGCAACGGCGTGGAATCACGACACAGATGCAGGAAAGCCTGGTCGATCTCAACGATCCAGTTCCGAAGACAAACGTATTTACTACCGAATCCCAAGGCATCAATCGTGAGGCGATTATTCCAGACACTCGCGGATTGCAAGGCGAGATTGTACGCGAAGGTCCGATTGTTACGCCAAGAACGCAGTTGCCTAGTGGCGAAAGGTTGGCGTTGCCAGCCGAAGGTGAGTTTAGGCCAACAAGGAAAGCAGAAGAAGCAGCCGCAGTAATTGAATTAGAGAAAGGTATGGAGGAGAGGATTAGGCAATCTCCGCAGGGAGCGAAAGGATTGGCAACTGAACTTGAAGCTGGGAAAACAACCATCCCTCGCCCAATGCGTGGCAAGGCTGGTGAGGCTGGGTTTGTAACATCTGAAGCACTCCAAGTGCCAGCGAAAGTAGCGAAAAACTATTTCACTTCACAAGGCGCGCTTACACAAGAAATGGCTGATGAGCTTTTAGCTAATAAATATAATAAGGCTGGGATGGAGGCTGCTGTTAAAGCATCTGTTCGTGATTATAAAAATGCAATAAAAGAAATAACTGGAACTACTCAAGAAACTCCAGAACTTTCTAGTCTTGTGCAAAAATATTTGGATGGCGAAATAAGCGTTAAAAAACTGCCGCCAAAATTACAAGTTCCAGTAGAAAAATACAGAAATGATATTGACGAAAATTCAAGAAATATATTAAAGGAAGTAAGCACATTAACAAAGGGTCAATCTGAAACTATTGAGGCAAATATAGGTTCGTATATGACAAGGCCGTATGAAAAGTTTACAAATAAAAATTGGAATATTGGTTTAGCAGAAACAAGGGATCGAGCGAAATTTGCAAGAGCAAGCGACTTTGTCAGGAATCAAATACTTGATGAGGCGAAACAGGAGGTAGCCGATGCGGCCAGAAACAATAGGCCTCCAATAGAAAGATTGCGAAAGATAGCCGAAACTGGAATTGTTCCTAAGGATATTTTGATGGGTGAAATGCAACGCATAGTAGAAGAGGGCGGATTGGCTCAAGGAACTCCAAGAGAGTATGACTTTACTTCCTATGGATTAAGTAAAAATCTCTCAATGCTAAAGAAAAGACAAGAAATTCCAGATGAAATACGCTATTTGCTTGGTGAAATTACAGATCCATCAATACGATATGCAATGACAATGCAGAAACTTATAAATTTGCGAGTCAATAATAGAACTTTGCAGAATTTGCGAGATCAAGGACTTAAAGCTGGATTATTTTTTGATTATCCAGCACCAAATACAATTCAATTTGCTGCGGAAGGAAGTAAGGTCTTAGAGCCACTTAATGGAATTTATATGCCAAAGGATGTGGCATCGCAAATAATGAATTTTGATGCTGCTGCAAGCAGTGATGCCGCATACAGAACATTCGCAAAACTTAATGCTTGGGTTAAGAAGGCAAAAACAGTTTATTCCATTAAAAGTCAAGTAAGAAATTTTATATTCAACATACCAATACAGATTCAAAATGGTAACTTTTCCTTTTTGTCTGGAGTTGGAAAAACAGTTCGCATGATTCAGTCTGATTACGGTTTTGGTCCAGACACTCCAGCGATAAGATCAAGCTTGAGGCGCGCAATCAAATTAGGAGTAGTCAATAATTCAAAGTTTAATGAGATGGAAGCGTTAATGCGCGATGCGAATTTGGACAACAATAGTATCGACAATTTTATTGAAAGATATTTCTCAAAGATAAATCCGAAGTTTGCAAAGTTTGGATTGAATGCAATTAAAGGCCCAAAACTTGCTGATGAATTTATGTCTTATCTGTATAGGTCTGGGGATAATTTTCATAAACTACAGCTATGGGGATATAGAACAAAAGCCCTAATGGATGGGAAGGGATTGAGTAGAGAGCAGGCAGAAATTGAAGCTGCGGATTATGTAAACAATGCGTTTCCAACCTATGAGAAGCTTGGGAGATTTCTCAAGGCTTTTAGGGCAAACATTTTTGCAAAAAACTTTATATCTTGGGATGCTGAAAGAATAAGAAATACGTATCATTCTTTGAAGCAAGCAATAGAAGACATTAAAACTCCTGGCATGGAGAAATATGGTGTACGCGCAATAATGGGAAATATTATAGCTTTTACCATCGCCAGAAGCGCGCAATTGTTTACTATTGGTGCGCTTGGATATGCAAAATACAAGGTTGATGACTTAAATAGGCTTGCTCCTCGCTATCAAAAGGACTCAACGCTTGTTCCCATTGGGCTTGATAAGGAGAAGGGCGAGGTAACATACGTTGATCTTTCATTCTCTGATGCTTACGATGTGTTTAACCAGCCAATCAATGCATTCTTGAATGCTGAAAATCTTGAACGAGGATTGGCGAATGCGGTTGGATCATTGGTTGGTAATTTTATTGGAGTAAGTATTGCAACAGATATGGCGGTGAACTTGATAAAAAATCAAAGAAGCGATGGAAGCCAAATTACAAATCCAAAAGCAAGTCTTGCTAGGCAAATTTCAGATTACACTCAATTTGCTGGAAGAGTGCTTGAGCCTGGCACTGTTTCAGATATGAGGCAATTGTTCTACGCAATCAAGGGTGAACCAGATCCATTCTTTGGACCTAAAGCACCAGTTCCATCGCTTCCAGGCGTAACATCAGCATTTAGTGGATTTAGGGTTCAGAAGCTTAATCTTGCAAATGAACTTTCTAAAAAGGCTGTTGCATTTAATTCAGATATAGCAAAATCAACAAGCTTGTTAACTTCAGAGTTGAAAAGGCGTGGCACGCCATCCGAGGCTGACATTACGTCTGGTGGAATGGAAATGCTGAGAGCAAGGGAGGAATCATTTAAGGATATGCGCCAGGCGTATAAGGCCGCTGTTGGTTGGGGGTTGAGTGTAAGGGATGCAACAGCAGCGATGTCTGAAGGAAATATGAGCCGCGCAAATATTCAAGCCGTAGTAAGTGGTACTCTTCCAAAGTATAGGCCTGGGAAAACAATGATGCGCGATATTGCGAGAGATGTTCCAGATGACATTAAAAGACGGCAAGAGATCATGCAAAGCCTTTTGGAGGAAAATAAATAAATGGCTAAATTTGACATCTCTGGATCAGCGTCACGCCAAACTGGTTTAAGCCAGCAAGATCGCAACAACGCGATCCGCATGGAGTTTGAGCCTTACTCAAAACCACCACAGCAACCACCAGAACAGACCGCAAGGATAGAACCTATGAGTGAATACGTTAAGCCACCGACAGCACCAGCACAGCAGCCTTCTGGCGCGCTTCCGCTACCATTGCAAACCGTGGAGTGGGAGGGTCGTAAGGATAAGCAGGGCAATCTTTCAGTCTATAAGTTGCCAACTGGAGATATGGGTGGAAACTTTGAGGTAGCTGGAATCAATGACCGATACCATCCAGAAGCATTCAAAGCCATCTCATCGCTCCCAGCGCAAGAAAGAGCGAAAGCAGCGGCAGAGTACATCCAAGGATATACCGCGCCACTCGTTGAGAAACTCCCCCAGGCACTCCAGCCATTCACGCAGGATCTCGCGTTTAATCGTGGGCTGGGCGGTGCAACGAAGTACATCCAGCAAGGATTGAACACGCTGGGGCAGAAGGTGGCAGTAGATGGCGGGTTTGGTCCTAAGACATTAGCAGCGATCAACCAGGTCGAGCCAAGGGCGTTGATGCGTGCTGCCAGCGATGCTCAATTGCAGGATGAATACAAGCGAGCAGAACTTGATCCAAACCGAAGGAAATTCATTCCTGGCCTAGAGGCTAGGATTAGAAATAGATTGTCAACCTTTGGGCAAGGTTAGGGTCTGCGTAATTTAACTGGATTCTGAGTCCCAACGAATGTTGACGATCCGTTCATATATGCCATCCCAGCAGGAATGGCGTACTTTGAACCGTAAAACCAACCATTCGATTGAGTGACATAAGTTCCAGATGATGCCACATAATCAGTTCCACTTTTATATGCAAAACCTTTTGAAGTTATATAATTGCCGCGACCATCACCATAGACTGCAACTCCATCTGCCCCAATCGCGCAATTCTTTCCGCATTGGAATCCAGACTTTCCAATTACAACTCCAAGAACTGCATCTTCATCCTGCGCCATTCCCGATGCCATCAGCATCGCCGTCAGTGTCATAGTTGTTATTGCTTTCATAGGAAAAAGTCTCTAGCACAAACCGAAGTCCGTCAAGCATGAAATTATCATCACGCCAAATTGGTGCAGTTGGGGTAGCTCGCGTCACCGGCGCGTTATTGCGGTGCGGGTATTCGGTGTTGTTACCCTACGAGGACTTTTCTGGTTATGACGTGGTAGCTGAGAAGAATAATAAGTTCTTCCGCATCCAAGTTAAGACCGCCCAAACCGTAGAGGCTGGACGCACCAAGTATCGCTTCAGCACCAGCAGTGGAAATGGCTTCAACATCCCCAAGCGTGCTATCAGTGGCGTGGATTATGTGGCGTGCTGGGGAATGAACGATGACCTATTCTGGCTGTTACCCATCGCCAAGTGCAAAAGCATAACAACTAAACTTTGTCCATCGACAGGACAAAGCTGGCGTGTATTCCAGAACCTATGAACGAGTCGCAAGCATGGGAAAAGTTTGAGGAGGCCATGCGCGATGTGCAATCATTCGACGAGGCGATTGCGTGGTTAAACAAGAATCCAGAAATACGAGAAGGACTGACCGTGTTTGAGATGATGAGAAACTTTAATAGGGACATTAGAGACGCTAATAAGTATAACCGCAATTAGGCAGTAGCACATTTTGTGTTGACGGGTTTGGGGGTGGTTGGCTAGACACTAGCCAATGGGCAAAATCAATAGCCGAGCTAAGGGAGCGCAAGGGGAGAGAGAGCTGGCGGGATATTTGCGGGAACAGGGCTGGCAGAAGGCTAGGCGCACCCAGCAATACGCAGGCAACCCAGAGGGCGGTAGCGGGGATGTAGTCTGCGAGAATTTTCCTTTCCACATTGAAGGCAAACGATGCCAAGCACTAAAGCCCGAAGAGTGGATGGCGCAGGCAAAGCGGGATTGTCCTACTGGCAAGATCCCAGCGGTGTTCTTTCGGCGCAATGGCCGCAAGGAGTGGCTAGTAGTTTTAACCGCTGATGATGTTTGCGAGCTGGCGCGGCAACTTGCCCCAGCCCGTGAAATAAAGATCGACTATATGCCATCGACCGATGTAAAAGGTTTTTATGTCACCAGCCCTCACGACCTGGACCAGCTTACCCCAACAACAACAAACCCAAATAAATAAAGGAGAAATAACATGGCACTAACATTGAGTGAATCAGCAAAACAAGAGCGCAAACTACCGGAAGCAGGAGCTACGGTTGGGATGCTGTACAGCCTAGTCGACCTAGGCACACAGAAAACCAACTGGGACAACGAAGAGAAATGGTCGCCCAAGGTGCGGCTTACTTTCGAGTTGCCCGACCAGACTGATGAGTTTGAGGTCGTAGAAAATGGCAAGACAACTAAGGTGTCAAAGCCGATGGTGGTATCCATCGAGCAGACCCGCTCGCTTGGCGAGAAGGCCAGCCTGCGGAAACTGCTAGAGCAGTGGAGAGGCCAGACCTTTACCTCGGCGGAGCTAAAGGCATTCAGCTTGAAAAACCTCTTAGGCAAGCCAGCCATGCTTACCCTCATCCACAAGACGAGCCAGCAGGGCAGGCAGTACTGCGCCATTGCCGGAGCATCCAAGCTACCCAAAGGCATGAAGGCTCCAGCTAACACCACCAACGCTCAGATGTATTATGAAATCGAGCAGGGCGAGGGTGGGCAGTTTAGCGAGATGCCGGAGTGGCTGCAGGATAAGATCCGCGCTTCTAAAGAGTTT